GGGAAAGCAGCGCGCTTTCTCTCTCTTTAAAGAGTCGCATAGACTCATCCAGGCCAAAGGCCAAAAATATGGACAAAAAACCGTCCATATCCCACCTCTTGACCGAACTAAGCTGTAACTAACAGCCTAGGTCCGGCCACTGTCTAGCTAGACTTTTGACAACACGCATCTGTGTTTGATGGGAAGAGACGGAGTTACGTCCCTTTACCCCACTATCCAAAGATGTAATGTTACCAATCGCTTGAAGTCTAGACGGGTAATCCCGTGACGGGGAAAATTCCTCGTCACGCCGCGCTAAACGCCACAGCTCGGCTAACAAATAGCCTTGCCGCTCATCTAAGTAGGATTTCCCTACTTCTGTCACATGTACGAAGTCAAATCCTTCGATCTGATTTCGACAGCGAACTGGAGAAGCTTCATCCAAGTTACTGATGAAGCCTCCGTCACCGAAGCCATCCGGTATCCTAATGCGAAAAGCACCAGGAACGCTTTGGACTAAGTGATCGAATACTGGACTCAGAGTATGGTCAACGAAAGGCTTTGAACCCCTTCGAATTCCAAGTCTGCGTATAGCATTCGCAGTACGGTAAACCGTCAGAATAGATGATAGCTCTTCTTTCAAGAAGAATGGCTTAACATCACGGCCAGAAGCAAAATGCGCACCGCAGCTTTCACGAAAAGTAGAGCAAAAATGGCTCTTCTTTTCGTTGATACGAAAGCCAAAGAATGCAGACGCCTCTGAGAACAATTTAAAAGCAGATGTCGGTATAATGACATCGTCTCCATACACACTGACAGTTAGATCATCAATGTGTAAATATTCGACGCACGATTTTGCAAGTGCGAAGAATACGAGAGACTGCAGTGGAAATGTGAAGCCGTTCCCCATACTGGAGAACTTCTCCCATCGTCGCTGCTGTCCTTTTAAAGTCCCGTATCTGGTTCGACACAAATCCATCACAAAAAACCACTGAGGAGGAAGAACTTCCTCAATCATTTTTGAAGCGATGGAATCGCTGGCCGACGAATAATCCACCGTTGCATAATCACCGGTTTGACTTCCGATGAGTGCAAAATGTGAATTTATCGTCTGATCAGTTAAGTCGATACCAGCCCTAAGGAGTCGTCGCTTAATCATTTTGCCTCTAGATAACTGGAACCACAAATTTAGTCCAGGTTCTTTGGCAATAACTCGATTAGTTGATGCATCCTTAGGAACAGTAATAATCTCGTTTCCTATTTGAAACGTCGGGTAACCGATCAATTTCAGATGCTGACCCCAGTGAGGATAAATCTTCTCAATAAGGTCAGGTGGAAACAAAGTAAAGAGGTCACGTGTAACTCCAGTTTCGCACTGGAACTTTTCTTGCGAACTAGCATCTTTACGCTTTATCAACGTAGAGGCGCCAGGACCCCAGTCTGGGAATGCTAACCATTCTTCAAAAGAAAACTCACCTAGGATAAAGGCTATTTTCCGTGTAACTGCGTTAAGCAGCCACACGTTAGGCCCAACGAATGAAGGGTCTAAAGCCAAATTCCTAAAGCGAGAATTCGTAAGCCTACACATCTCCTCAAAAGTAAGAAACTTCTTGAGGGCTACATCGTCCAAATCATAGCTAAGGGTTAACCCCTTAAACTTTGAGAGGAACTTTGTAGCAGCGTAAGCATCCCTTAAAGCCTCCACAGTAGAATAGTGGAGCGGATCGAAACCCAGATTTGCGAGCTGCTCATGTTCATTGTTTATGAACAAGAGATAAACAGCCAGCGCTCTAGGACAATCCAGGGATTGAAGATAGTCAGCAATTACCTGATTTTGTAAATCAGGTGCAACACGGTAGGAAACAAGTCCTTTAAGGAACTTGGAACTACGCCTATTATAGTGCATAGTACCTCCGGAGTTAAGAATGACGAAGCCGTTTGTTTAGAACGGCGGATCGAAATTCTCGACAGCAGCCTTGAGAGGCGATCCCGTCGAATCAGACGGGGCAGCATCACTAGCTGTGATCGTTGTTGCGAAGAGACTAACCATTGTGTCGAACAAAGCATCACGTTCCCACAATGCGCTGCGCTCAGGCAACAAAAACTCCATGATCCCCGTGCAATCATATGCTTTCGTCGGCGCCGGCTGAATGCCGGTTGCTGTTGAAGCACTGGTTTGCTCGAGAGTCGGGAGGACAACCTTCACTGTTACTTTGTACACACGACTAGCCTTGGTAGGCGGTCGTACGGACATCGTAATAGCTGGGTAGCCGATAGCGATACCTCCACTTCGATCTACCCACCGTGCAACACCTGGAAGAGAAAACCCTTCGGGGTCATACGTACGGCTTACCCCAATCGCAGCATCTCCAACTGTCTTGTGAGTCGGATCAACTCGATTCGCAATCAGTGCAAGAGACACAGGTTGGGCCGTTTTGATACTGCCGATGGCAGACATCAGAATTTACCTTTTAAAGAATAAGTACGACGTTAGCGGAGAAAAACAACCTTAAGCAAAGCTAAGGCATTCGCAGCATGCGTAACAGAGAACGGGTTCTTGAACCGAGGGGGAGACTGGGTAGGAAAGGATGTTAATTTAATCCGATCCAGCCTAATCGCCTTCATGCTCTCGTGCCCATAACCTCTGTCATAATGCGTACTGTTAAGTTTTACCTCCCAGCCGTACGAACGATCCATATTCTCTCGTGTAAACCGGGTTTCATAGCCACTTAAAAAAGTGAGGCCGTCCCATGAAGATAAACTCTCAAGGTACGGACCAACGCCAATAAACCAGTCGACAACGAAAGAAAATGGGATAACCTCCCAAGCTAAATTAAGAGGGTTAGTAAAGCCAGTTTGAGCCAAAAAGTTGGTAATTTGCGAATCGACCTTATAACGTATACCAAATTTGATATGCGTTATTTTTAACCATTCACTGACACCGACTTTTATATTCGTTGGCAGTTGTTGGATAATAGGTTCCTTCGTCACTAACCTCTCGACAGCACTTGACTTTATTTGGTGTACCTCTCGACCGCTAAGCTCTAACAGAGCTATAGCTTCGGCAGCAGCTTTGACGTCTCCAAGAAGCGGTTTCCAACCATATTGAAGTTCAAGCCAATTTTCGGCTAGTCCTTTCTTTACAGATGGTCCGCCCCCTTTACGATATCGGGGCTTTTTGCCTTGCCACAAGGCGTTAACGGCACCAGGAAGGTTTCCCTTCTTAAGTGCCTT